ATGTGGATGTCAGAAAAATCTGAAAGACGGCCAGAATCGGGGGAATGGGGGGGCAGGCAGGGCAAGCAATCTGTGGCAGACAAACGGATGGCCCAAGTACGTTCAGCGTGCGCAGCGGCTGGCACTCAGCGGTTCAGCGTCGGCATGGATACAGTGATGTTTTTGAGCGGCAGTGCTGCCTGCGCTGTAACGGGCCAGTGTGCTGTGAAACGCGGTCTCTCTCTCACAGCTCATCCGGTGGCACGATGCTTCGGCCTATCCATTTTCCATCAAGCCGCATTTTTGCGGGCCCTGTGCAGTGTCTCCACCAGGGCACGAATCTCGGCGTTCGACTGGCCAGCAATGCGGGCTGCATTCAAGGCAGACACCTCGGTGCACGGCCAACCCACCGAGCGCGCCCCAAGATGTACGGGTCTGGTAAACAGCCCTTGCAAGATGCGCAGGTAAATGGTTGAACGTGAATAGCCCGTTTCCATCTTGACGGCGGGCAGTCGCAGAAGAGTGTGCGGCATGGTTACACCACTGTGTGCGTTGTTGAACAGGTCGTCATGTGTGATGTGGTACCAGCGAAGGCGTGCCCGGTTTCGCCCCGTCCAGGTCGGTGTGGCACACCATCAAGCCACCTTTCCGAAGCAGTCAGGTATCAGATGATCGGTTTTTAGCTGCTTTTCAATGAAATCTGCCCAGCATTGCAGCATCTGGCGCCGCTGATCGGCGTACTCGGCGCGGTTATAGACACCCCGCACCCCGCCGATGCTGTGATTCAACGCCTTTTCGACCACGTCCGAAGCCCAGCCGTGTTCGTGCAGCCAGGTGGATGCCGTGCGCCGTAGGTCATGAATGGTAAAAGGACGTATCCCCTGCCACTGCATGGCTTTGCCCAGGGCGTGATTGAGGGCGTTATGGGCAAAGGGTCTGGTCAGCGTGCCGGACCCCGGCATCACCAGTGCACTGCCACCGGCCAGCACCTGCAGTGCTTCAAACAACACCACAGCCTGCCGTGATAAATAAACAATATGGGGTTTGCCCGTTTTTGAGTGTTCGGCGGGGATATGCCATTGGGCCTGGTCAAGATGCACATGATCCCAGCGGGCAAGTAGCAATTCAGATTTGCGTACCATCGTCAGCAGGATCAGGTGCAGGGCAAGCTTGAATTGCCGCCGGATCCTGGAAGCCCAGACGGCCCGCAGGAAAAGGCGAATTTCATCAGGGGATAGTGCGCGGTCACGGGACACCGCTTTGTACACGTGGCGCATGGGCAGTGCCAGCACGGGGTTGGTAGCCATCAGCCCACAGGTCACGGCGTAATCACACAGCCGCTTCAATACCCCGCGAATCTGCCCCGCGGTCGCGTCAAAACCCTGCTCTTTCTTGCGCCAGATGAGGGAGCGTATCTCCTCGGCGGTCACCTCACGCATGGGCTTGTCTCCCACAAAGGGCAGAATGTCTTTGTCCAGATACCGGCGCGGCATGGTGCTGTCTTTCCTGTCCCTGGATTGAATCTCACGAAAAAACCGCTCGGCAAAGTCCCGCACGGTCGTTGCATGTGCCGCCGTCACCTTGGCAAGCTGCTTTTGCCGAGCCGGTGAAGTGCCCATAGCCACCAGCGACGCCGCCTCATCCCGTTTGAGGCGGGCATTCCTGAGCGACAGGGCCGGATACTTGCCCAGCGTCAGTTTCTCGTACCTGCCCGCCAGTCGGTAACGAAAGCGCCACACGATCCCCCCTGTTGGATACACCTCTACCGACAACCCCCGTTCATCAGCCACGGAATAAATCCTGTCTCTGGGCTTGAGGGCTTTCAGGGCGGTGTCTGTGAGCGGCATGAGGGCCTCTTTATGTCCATGTCATCCTGGTCAGTACGTCCATCCATCTGCATTGACATAAAGATGGACATAAAAAACGTTGGCTGCCTTGGGGGCTCAGTGGACATTATAAGAACAAAAAAGCCAGTATTAAAGCGGGTTTTAAGAGGGAGACTGGATGTCTTGGGACGTTAAAAAAACTAGTGTTATTTTCGTCGCAGGAATATCAACCACCTTGCGCGCCAGCCAATTGGTCCGGTACATCGCCTCCAGTTCTACACGATCAATCACCCGGGGCAGCAGGTACCGCCCATAGCTCATCTTGTCGCGCTGATCGCCCAATCCGGCCACCAGGTTCTGCAAGGTGTCCACGACATGCTGAGGCGCAGCACCCGATCTGGCCCGCGCGGCGCGCTTGTTGCGATTGCGGCCACTCACACCCAGCGACTCCAATCACTTGCCGGATGCGCCAGCAAATCGTTGATTGCATCCACCATCGGATCAATCTGATCATCGTGCGCATGCGTGCCATCGGACGTAAACGCTTCACACTCGGCCACAAAATCTTTCACCCACCCCGCCTGCTCTGGAATCACCACCCACCCCGCATCAATGTAGGACACCACATCCATCACCCGCGTGAGCTTGTCGGTCACCCGTGCAATGCCCGTGACTGGAATACGCCCCTGACCGGAGCCACCTCTAGCAATGTCCTGAATTAAGCCCGTGCCGCTAGATTTGTCCTCAATCTTCATCTGACGGATCGGCGCTGAAACCTTATGGTCGTAGGCGCGATGCGCATTCCAAAAATCAATCGCCCGCCGCTTGAGTTCCGGCGCTTCCCACTTGCCGCGAATCATGTCCAACAGATAAATACGCTTGTCCTCACCCAGCCCCCACAACTGGAAGACGCTGTAATCGTTACGCTCAGCCGTCTTCTGCGCCGTATCGCCATACACCGTGCGCGAGAGAATGCGCGGCAGCACCGTATAGCGCCCAAATTGATCCCCTTTGATGATCCCACCGCCCAGCGGACTGGGCCGCTGCTGATATTGACCGCTGAACACATAGCGGTCCGTGGCTTCCAACGCCAGCAACTCGGCTAACGGTTCTTTGTACGGCCAGTAGCTGTAGCGTCCGTCCTGGTCCTGCACATCACGCACCACCTGCCCTTGCACGTGCTCCGGCAAACGGGACACGTAGGCATCATCAATCAATGCCGGAATCTCAATACACTCCCACGCCCCCGGGAATCCCCCAGACTGAATCAACCCCGTCGGATCGTCCTGCGCCAACCGTTGCATAATCACAATGATCGGCGTCTCTGGGCTGGCTTTACGACTTTTCACCGTGGACACCAGCTTACGGTTGGCCTTACTGCGTCCGGTCTTGCTGTAGGCATCTTCCACCTTCAGCGGGTCATCAATAATGATCGCCCCCTGCCATCCCGGGGCCATGTGTCCGGCACGGAAGCCCGTCACCTGTCCCCCCAGACTCACCGCATACACCCCACCGGCTTTCTTGCCAGCCACCACCACATTCCAACGCTTCTTTGACTTGGCATCATCGGCAATCTCCAACGGCCACAACGCACGATATTCATCAGACTGCACAATCTCCCGCGCCGTCTCCGAATTCAGCAGCGCCAAATCATCCGAATAACTAATATGCAAAAATCGCGCATACGGATTCAGCGCCAACCCACGCGCCATCACATTAATCGCCACAAGCTCCGTTTTCGACGACCCAGGAGGCACATTAATCACCACATCCTTGCGCCGCCCGGCAATCACATCCTCCACCACCGCCGCAATCACCTGATGGTGCCAATTCACCCTAAACCGCAGTTGCTGACGCTGTTTGAAAAAATACCGCGTGAAAAACAAATGATCTGCTTCGCACCTGGCCTTGATCACCGCTTGATCAATGGCCTGTTCAGTACTCAGCCTCAATCCGCTTGAGGGCCGCGGCAATTTGCTTTTCATCGACTAACGCCAATCCCACCTTTTGTTCAATCGCCTCCCCATCGCGACCGGACACCTCAACGCGTTGCGTGTCTTTCCAACCAGCCCGCGCATTCATCCAACTAATGGCCGCATGCGCGTTCGGCCTCGTCGGGTGGGTCGCCATATTGAACAGACTTTCGGCCACCTTTGCATTGGCTTGAATACCACCAATGTCCAGCTCGCGACGATAGTGCTTGCGCAACGTCGGCGCACTGATCTGCATCAACAAGGCAATGTGATCATGAGGCGTGCCAAAGGACGCCAGCTTTTCTACCATCACGCGATTTTCATCTGTCGGTAGATGCGCTTTACGTCCTCTCTCAGCCATCGCACGGCCTCCCTGGAAAACAAAATATCCGGTGAATTTTTTTCGTTTCTCTATATATAGGGGGCGAAAAAAATTGAGGAAACACCCGCCTCATTCGCCCTCTTCCCCGCAGCCCTGCGGTGACCACGGCTGCCCGACGCTGGCCGCCTGTCCCCATGCTGCAACACAGCGCACTTGCGCCGCACACTGTTCATACGCCAAACGCCATCCCAGCGTCTGACTCAGTAAGTCGCGGACAGTTTCTACACGCGGCAATGGCGGTTCCTCACACGGCTGCAACAACCCCTGCGGCGGGAGGATCACCTCAACGCGGGTCTGCGTGACGATAACTGGCTTGACAGGAACCCCCGTCGAGCAAGCACCCAAGCACATCAGGCACAGCACTATCCAAAAAGCTTTTCGCCTCATCATGAAAGTGCTCCAAATGCGTAATGCGCTGACGTAATGCACGGTCGCGCAACGTGATCCGATTCAAATCCGTATGCAGCCCCGCAATCGCCTGCCTGTCGA